CAAAGACAAAAAGTTACCGCTGAAATTCTTAGTGGCGCAGAATTCCACGCCCAATATTACGCAGGAATCTTACAGCAATATAACAAACTTTACAATGAATAAAGAAAATAGCGTTCAACTTATTGGCATTTATGGCGACGATCAAGTTCACGCTTGCTCGGCTTGGACTTCTACGTCCAGAGATATTAACGAGGAGAAGAAGCAAAGGATTGGGCCGCTGCTAAAAATGCTTGCCGAAAATGGGCATCATACGCCTTTTGAAAAGTCGTCGCTTCATTTCTTGGTTACTACTGACGTAGCTAGTCATATTCATTTATTGAAGCACAGAATTGGCGTTTCAATCAACGGCGAGTCTGCCAGATACAAAGAGATGAAAGAAGATAACTTCTGCGTACCTTCTGATTGGCCTGAACATTGGAAAGAGATTCTTGAGAACTATACCAATAATGGTCTTAGACTCTATCATAACTGCTTAGAAGATTTGGTCAAAAATCATGGCTTTGACCGTAAGCGAGCAAAAGAGTCCGCTAGATTCTTTAGAACTTACAATACGCAAGTTACTGCTGATGTGATGTTTAATTGGAGATCGTTCTACCATTTTCTTAATCTTCGCAATAAGCCAGACGCCCAAAAGGAAATCCGAGATATCGCTTCTGAAATGCTTTCTTTGGTAAGAGTTGACGGTAAGTTCCCTTTGACGATAGAAGCTTTTGGCCTTTAAGGTGTAAATATCCTATGTGCCGTCTGAACTAATCAGTCTATTAGGTGGATCTGTTGTTGGATTCATTTTTCGCTTTATGGCTGCGAAAGCCGAAGAGCAAAAGCTACGCTTTGATCGAATGATGAAAGCGATAGATAAAGCTGATGAATCTGCCGACAAAGCCGCTAAAAGAGATGGCGACGTAGGCAAGATGGTTAGACAGTTCATTGTTGTTTCTGTTATCTTCTCTATTGTTATATCTCCTTTTCTTATGGCCCTTTTGGGCATTCCTACTTATCTTCAAGTAGATTATCAAGACGGAGGAGACATCTTAGGTTTCGTAGCAGAGAAGACCAAGACCGCTTTTGTTGAGATTTCAGGCAATTTGATCACTACTGAGATACGCCAATGCTTAATCGCAATTACAGGCTTTTACTTTGGTTCTGCTGCGGCTTCAAATAAATCTTAAAAAAGTATTGACAGTTGGTGATAACTGCTTTCTTGTGGCCGCATGGAAGAGCCATTTCAACTAGAGATTCAGTCTCCAGAGGTAGTCAAGGTTCGTAAACCTAGAAAACCAAGGAAGCCTCGCGCCGAAAGAGCACCTCGTAAACCTAGAGTCAAGAAGCCAAAACCAGCAAAGAAAGCGTCTCGTCGTGTTATCGTTGCTAGATTTGTGAGTATGCCAAAGCGCACCACCGCTGAGTTTTGGAAGAAAGAGTTTACTATTCTCAGGCAGCTTGAGGAAAGATACGGCTTTAAATTCTTGTCGGAATATGTTCCTATCAAGAAGGTTGAGAGTCTCGCTTTTTATTATGCTGATTGGAAAGCGGCAGAACTTGAAATCAAGCGCAATGAGTTTTACTATCAGCCACAACCAACCCAAACAATAGTCTTGACAGACAAGGTTGGAGAAGATTTTAACATTAAACCTAAACCAACACTAAAGGAATTTTTATCATGAGCAAGAAAGAAAAAGTAAAAGAAGAAAAAGCAGAAGCAAACGTTTCGTCTAATTCTGTCCTCAAATCATTTTTGAACGACAAGAAGGAAGATCATTACAACTTTGAAGAGACTTGTAATTATAAAGTTTCTACTGGTTCTCTAAATTTAGATATGCAGACCAGCGGAGGCATTGGACCGGGCCTTCATCGGTTCGTTGGCTTTACCGAAGGCGGTAAAACATCCGCCGCTCTTGAAGTTATGCGTAACTTCTTAAATACAGTTCCAAATTCAAAAGGCTTTTTCATCAAAGCAGAAGGTCGCCTTTCTGATGAAATGCAAAAACGTTCTGGTGTTAAGTTTGTTTTTGATGCTGAATCTTGGGATGTTGGAACCTGTTTCGTATTTGAGTGCAATATTTACGAGACAGCTGTAGATGCAATGCGTCAGTTGGTTCAGTTCAACGAAGACAAGGCTAAGTATATGTTCGTTCTGGACTCTGTTGACGGATTAATTTCCAAAGGAGATTTGAACAAAAACTTTGAAGACTCTAAGAAAGTCGCTGGCGGTGCTGTAATTGCGTCGGACTTTATGAAGCGTATGTCTATTGGTCTGACCAAACGCGGTCACATGGCAATCTTTATCTCTCAAGTCAGAAGCGATATTCAACTCGACCCATATAGCAAAGCTCCTATTCGCCAAACATCCGCTACTGGTGGTAATGCTCTGCTGCACTTCGCCAATTTCATTTTCGAGTTTGAGCCTCGTTTTGAAGGCGACGTTATTCTGAAAGACCCATCAATCAAGAAATCTGATCCAATAAAGAATCCTATCATTGGTCATTACTGCAAAATCTATATCAAGAAGAGTCCAAACGAAAAGAGTAAGAATCGTATCACTTATCCGATTAAGTACGGACGCACTAATGGGCGTTCTGTTTGGCTTGAAAAAGAAATCGTAGATATGCTCTTATCTTGGGAAATGGTAGAACGCTCTGGAGCTTGGTATTATATTTCCGAAGACTTAAAGGAGATTTGTTCTTCTAACAATATCGAGATTCCAGAAAAGTTCCAAGGCGAAAACGCACTGTTCTCTTTCATTGAAGGTAATGAAAAATTAACTAAAATCCTCCACAAGCTTTTTGTGGGTATGATTTCTAGTGATCCTTCTAATGAAATTCAAAACGCTTAATGGCAAAGAAAAATTAATTAAAAACTCTAAAAATTTCTTAATTAATTGGAAAGCCAAATCCAGAAGCAAAGTTCAATGGAGAGTAAAACAATTTTTATTCTCTTACTGGAAACACGATATTGTCTTTGAAGAGCTTCGTGTTGCTGGAACACGTTTGTCTTTGGACTTCTACAACGCGAATAAAAAAATCGCAGTAGAAGTTCAAGGCAAACAGCATCAGCAGTTTAACAAGTTTTTCCACAATAACAATCGACTCAACTGGCTCGCGCAGTTGAAGAGAGACGATTTAAAGATGAAGTTTTGCTTGACAAACGGAATCTTGCTCGTAGAGATTTACGAAGACGAGGAAATCAACCATGAGATTTTCTCAAAACAAGGAGTAGAACTATGAAGAAACCTAAAGACAAAAAAGATAACGAAAATAAAGAATTCAAATTTCCAGTCGAAATGGTCGCGCAGATTTATGAAATGTCTGGCGGCGCGGATTCGTACAAAGGCGTTGTTCTTTGTATCTGCTCTGAGAACGGCACTCCTCAAATCTACACTCGCTTCGATTCAGTTTTAACTTCTCTTGGTCTTAAAAAAGCTATGGAAGAATGGCTTAACGAAGACTCCACAGAAATTTCGGACGATAACGAATAATGCTTTATTCACTAGAAGTAGAACAGCAGTTTTTAGCTGGACTGATTCAGCATCCAGATACTTACGCAGAAGTCTGCGACTTTGTATCTGAATCTGATTTCTATTCAGAGTCCACCGTTGTTCACAAAACGATTTATCATATCATTCGTAAATGCCTTGAGGCCAACGAGAAGATAGATGAAGTAATTATAGCTCAACGCATTAAAGAAATTGGCGTCTCTTTTCAAGACAACATCAATGTCTTTGATTATTGTCGTTCCTTAGCTGTCAGAAAGACTAATCCAACAACAGCAGTTGCCGCAGCGAAAGAGATTAAGAAATATTCTATTCGCCGCACGATTCACAAGTCGGCTTTGGATGTTGCGGATAAGATGAAAAGAATGGCTCCTGATGCTTCTTATCAAAAGATTATTGAAGAAGCTGATTCATCCTTTAATAAAACAATTAATTTATATGAAAATAATGACGAAAAGCCTGTTAACATTTTTGAAGAAATGGAGTCTATCATTGAAGATCGCGGTAACAATCCGATTACTGAGTTTGGCCTTATGGGTCCATTCCCGACAGTTAACAAGATTTACGGGTCCCTTTTAAGACCCGGTAATATCACTGTTATCGTTGCTCGCTCTGGCGTAGGTAAAACTCTTTTGTCTTTGAATTTCTGCACAAAAGTTTCGGCAGAGTACGATGTTCCAGTTCTCCACTTTGATAACGGCGAAATGAGCAAAGAAGAAGTTATCATGCGTCAGTGCGCCGCTCTGAGTCACGTTCCTGTTCATCTTCTTGAAAGCGGTCTTTGGCGTAAGGCTGGATCTGAAATTGTTGATCGTGTTCGCGCTACTTGGACTAAAGTGAAGAATCTTAAATTCTATTACTACAATGTAGGAGGAATGACTACTGATCAAATGGTTAATACCTTGAAGAGATTTTACTACTCAAAGATTGGTCGCGGCAACAAGATGATCTTTAGCTTCGATTACATTAAGCCTTCTGCTGATTCTGATAAGGACAAATCTGAATGGCAAGTAATCGGTAATATGTTGGATAAGTTTAAGAAAACTATTCAACGTGATTTAGTTCAAGATCATAAACCTTTGGTGGCGATGTTCACTTCTGTGCAGTCAAATAGAAGTGGCGTAACGACTAACCGTAACGCTAGCGATATTAACGATGATGAAAGTATCGTGTCTATGTCTGACCGTATCGTTCACTATTGTTCTCATATGGCAATTCTCCGCAACAAGACAGTTGACGAAAGAATGGAGGACGGAAATGATTTCGGCACTCATAAACTGATCTTTATCAAGAATCGTTTCTTGGGTTCTGACATTGCTGGCGCAGTTGAGCCTGTGCGTATGCCAGACGGAAATTTGCGCCGTAACTTTATCAATCTTCGCTTTAATAATTTCGACGTTACCGAGCATGGAGATTTGCGCGATATTGTTCGTTCAATGGATACAGGAATAACAAGACCAGAAGCCTCTAATGAACAAGACGATGTCCCAAACTTTAACCCTTGATCCTACGCAGCTTAAAAGCTCGCTAGAATCTTTAGGTTATAATCTAAGAGATTGCGGCAGCTACTGGCGCTCTTCTGCGATTTAT